CTACGCCACAAAGCACGAATATCACTTATACAATCAGTCTTAGTCAAACCAGTAAGAGCAGAAAAACGATTAGTAGTTAATAACATAATCTCACTATTAAAAAACTTAGTATCTTTAAGATCAGCAGCAGCACAATCTAAAGGATATTTAATAGTAGAAACCATATTAATAATAGTACGCCACTGAGAAATACCTTGTTGACCTACATCATCTAATATATAAACTTCTTCATTATTATAAGCATCATGAAAATCCTTACCATCATCGACAGATTTAATTGAATGTGTGTAACGAGACTTTCCTAAAACTTGAGCAATCTTACCAAGCAAATACGATTTTTGAGTGCCAGGAGGGCCCTCAAGAACAATACAAACTGGTTCTTTACGAGTGCAACTCTCATAAGATCTAATAGACTTAACCAACCTTTTAAAGTCAGCAAATTTCAATTTAGCTACATTACTGGTTGTAAAATAATCCAACAACATCAAATCTTTATTAATAGCATCATAAAGTTGTAAAACAGACTTACGCCAATCTTCACTCTCAAGCTTACGCTTATCTTTACTCCAAACATTCAAATAATTCTGTATGTGAGTTAAAACCTGCTTCTTACACCCAAAAGAAAAAATAGAAACAAAAACAGATTTAACTCCTTCTGGCAAAAAATCAATTTGCATAACACAACCTAAAATAAAAGAAGAAATATCACATAAAATATCCAAGAAAAAGCCAGGAGCATCAAAAATGCGCTTACTAGTAAAAAGAGAAAGACGCTTAAGAATGCTCATCATACTATCAGGCATACCTAAAGTAACAGCAGCCATTAACAAAGTTTCTAATGACTCACCACTCATAACGCGAGAACCGCGAATCCACATAGAATAAAATCTCAATAATTGTGAAATAATAAAAGACTCATTCCAACTATTAACACTGGTAGAATTCAAACTAAGCAATAACGATACAATATCAAAAGAAAGAGCCGTAAACTCTTTATGTTTGCAAATATCGGTAACTACTTTAATACTATCTATTGTACTAGTAATAAATTTATTAAATATATCACAAGCACCAAAAACAGAAGAA